ACGTGCTCATACCACCATCTCTTAAGTTCCTTATATTCCATTCCTAAGTCGGACTGATTAAAATTCGTAAGAAGTGTATATCTTAAATTATCACGTTCTGTTCTCAACCTTTCATAGCGGTCGTGTTCATCATCTCTGCGTATTCTTGCTTGGTCGACTTCAATTGTTTTCGCATCTAGTGCTCCGCGTTGTTGTCTTAAATCGGCTTCTAGTTCTCTAATAGTATTTCCTAAAATAGTTCTTCGCGTTTCTAAAGCCTGTGTTCGTCGTGCTAATGCACTTGGTGTATTTTGTCTTTGAGTTGCGGATCTTAAACGCATTCTAGGAGTTCTAATAGTATTTTGATTAATACTAGTCATATTATATTAACATAATATAATAATAATATATTAAAAATTATAATATAATATATGCTTACATTATGCGAAATAATAGTTTATATAAATGATACATTATAACAAATGTTCCAATAAATCCTAATGCAACATAACTATCTTTAGTTAGCTTATTATGCAATCCAAAATATGCTACTGCTATAAACCCTGGAATAAATAGTATATAATGAGCTATATAAAGTACATTTCTAAAATTAGTTAGATCTAAATTGGGAATTGGAACAAATAACACTATGCCTAAACTTAACACTATTAACATATAATAAATCCAAAATGGTGTTTTACTTTGATAATAACTAATATATACTAATGACGCACCAATAATTAATATATGCATTATATTAACATATTTCATTGGTAAATGTAATAAGCTAAATAGGGTCATTTTATATAGTATAATATATATTATAATATATAATTTTTAATATATAATAAGCTATTATTTTTTAAGAGTCCCAATATAATATTTTGGTAAAATTGTTTTTTTTACATAACTAGGATGACCACGTGAATTAAAAAGTTGCGTTGCGTCTTTGCCGACGGCTTGCATAATAATCTCTCCTCCGGGATGTTTTGGAATCCATGAAGTAATATTATAAACCTTATTTTCAATTAGCGTCCATGCATCCCCCTTTTTATTGTGCTTTTTGATTTCAGCAAGTGTAAACGCTTTCTTTTTATTAACTCCACCTATTTTATTAGCATTAATTTTATTAGTGCCTAACTTATTTGTTCCCAGTTTGCGTGTATGTTTTAATGTCTTAGTCTTAGTCTTAGTCTTAGTCTTAGTCTTAGTCTTAGTCTTAGTCTTAGTCTTAGTGTGTTCTAAAATAGGAGTGAGTTTAGCAATACAATTTTCAGATGTCATTAATGCGCCTTCGCACCACGCCTGATATTTAGAATAGTTCTCTCCAATAATATAAACATTTGGCAAGGGATTTATTAATTTATAACTTAAATAATCCGAATCAACATTTTTCTTCCAATTGGCAACACCAGCGTCCCAAAAATACAGTTTTATGTATTTACTGGGTGGAACACTTATGTTATATACGCTAAACACTAGATTTAATGTGCTATTAAGTGTTTGCTTAACATAATCAAGCCCTTTTTTAGCCAATAAATTATTCCAAAATCTAGCATTAGCACAATCGCTATAGCTCGACATAATTAATCCATTATTAGAATTAATAGGGATTACAAATTGAACTTTACTATTTGTAATTGTTTTTTTAATATTTTTAAACCACGATTCTCCATTTTCCGTTTTATAAACTTCAAAAATACGCACCAAATTAATTGGATTTATTGAGTCTAAATCTCTCAACAACGGTTTAAAAATTGTTAAACTTTCTAAACTCTGTTTAGGTATAGCACATATTAAATGGTCACAATAGTATGTTGTTTTAGTTGAATTTTTATAATTGGAAACACATATACTAAATAAATTGTTATTAGTATTATAAGTTACATTTTCAACGTGTGAGAGATTACATATACTAATATATTTGCGCTTATAACCCTGTGTTTGTTTTATAGCCAGCAATAAATGGTCTATAATTTGTCCTAATCCCCCATTTAATGTAAAAAAAGTAGATTCTTTATTATAATCATATTTAAAATAGCCAATTGCATCATAAGCATTTAATTCATTTAAATCTGAAGAATATTCAAAAACAGAAGCCACTTTTTGAGAGAATGAAGCACACATATATTTTGTAAGTAATTCATATAAATAAAACTTTTGCAATGCTGTCTTGCCTAATTTGGAAACCAGTGGACTAAGAAAAAATTTGTATAATTTAGCCATAATGGAGTCTTTGTATTGCGTTTTTTCGTGCGCTTTGTTGTTTTCTGTTACTTCTATATATGTTTTAGTATTTGGTATATTTACAATTTTAGATTTTAGACCAAGTTCGCTAATCAAAGTATTTATAAGTTTATGATGATGGCCCAAGCGGCCTGCTCCTAAATCCATTACATATTCTTCGCCATCTATAGTTTCTTTATAAGAATATATTCGCCCACCATAACGCTCTCCAGATTCTAATAATAATATTTTTAGATTAGTAAACTGTTTAGACAATTTATATAAAGTATAAAGACCTGCTATGCCTCCACCAATTATTACTAAATCATAATTTTTGGTATCATAATTTTTGGTATCATACTTTTTTTTATTTTTTTGCGTATTAGTCATTTAATTATATTGTATTATTATTAACTTATAGCAACATAATAATAATATAATATTCATTTTTTAATTAGCTAAGCCGCCTAATAGTATCCATATAACGGTCTATATTCGCTTGTGTGTATCTTACTTCAGCATCGGCAGTTTCTTCAGCTTGAAGTAATCTAACATAAGTTGGTGAGTTTACACCTCTTAGTCTTCGATTCCTATTCCTATTAGAGCGTTCGTATTCGCTTGTCCTTGCCACTGCATTAGTATATGCTTGTGTTGCTAATCTACGCTCTGCTTGTGCGCGATTTCTAGCAAGCAGCGCCTCTTCATATGTCATAATTGGATTAGCTAAATGTGCGTAATCATTATTAGGTATTACACTTCTACATAACGGACAAACAGCAATACCTGCCTGTAGAGTGCGCATTATACATTCAGTATGAAATCTATGACCGCATGGTAAAGATGTAATAGGGTCAGTTGATTGCACTTCAGCAAGACATATTGCGCATTCCTTATCTATTTCTGAATTTCTATTAGCTATTTCTAAATTTCTCTTATCTATCTTATCTCTCATAAGAGCGCTTGTTTTTTTTCTTGTTTGTTTACCTCTAACGCGTTTTTGAATTCGCGTAGCGGCACTTCTTACTATTGAGGATGAACGGCGTCTTGTACGAGGCATATTATATTATATTATATTATATTATATTATATTATATTATATTATATTATAAAATAATATAAGACAATAAAAATATTATTACTACATATATTCCGCAAACTCTATATCTCCAATATGGTTGCAAATTCTAGTAGCGTTACGCGCATTGTCTCGTGCGCGTGTTAATAATTCAGAAGTTATAAAAAACATATTACTAACATCTTGTTCCAGTGTTTCATCATTTATGTTTAAACTTCTATAGTTATTGTAATTATAAGAAGCTTCATTATAGAGTCTACGTACATAATATTCGGTTTGGTCTGCGCTATATTGATTACTTAACGCATCATTAAAAGGTATATTTGGAATTTCTGGAGGGTCGGGTACTTGTGGTCTTAGTACTTCAATTTCGCGTTCCCATAATTCTATTTCGTGCATACGTTCTAATATATGTTGTCTTCGTAATATTGGGTCTAATATTAGTGGTTGTAGTTCTTGTATTTCTTGTTCTTGTTCTTGTTCTTCTACAGAAGGATAATTTATATTAGTTATTACTGCGCGACATTTTGGACATGTTCCACGTGTGCTAGTTAATGATTGTCTTATACAGTGTGCATGAAATCTATGTCCACAAGGTAATGCAATACGAACATGTTCAGTCAGAGGTTCAAAACATATTGGACAATCATTAATTGTTGTACTAGTATTTTTTTCTCTATTTATTACTTTTCTAGTTTGCTTTCCCCGAACTCTTGCCTGAATTTTACGACTTGATTTTAGTTTATTTACTTGTTTTCTAGTTTTTTTACCTCTAAATCGCTTTTGAATTTTCTTAGCTGCCGAGCTTCTTAGTCGCGATGAGCTACGTCTTTGTAAAGCAGTTTCAAATTCCATAATATAATATATTATAATATAATATATAAGATTATGTAAAAGATTATGTAAAAATTTATAAAAATAGTAATACATTACCAAATCTCTGGAAAATCATCAGTTGTAAGCTCATCTACCATTTGTGTAGCATTATTCCTAAGCACTTGCGCACGATGTAATAAATCAAGCGTTATATAATACATATTAGTAACATCTTGGTCTAGTGATCCATTTGTTCTAACATCTCTATAGTTTTGATAATTTTCAGAAGCTTCATAAAATAGTCTTCGTATTTCATCTACAATTTGGCGTACATTATATTGAATACGTAACGCTTGATTCAAAGTTATATTTGGCATTTCTCTTGGGTCAGGTAGTTGTGCTAATCGTTGTTCTAGCATTTCAATTTCTTGCATACGTTGTGCTATATATTGTCTTCGTTGTGTTGGGTCTAATATTGAGTATGTTTGTGCTTGTGCTTGTGCTTGTGCTTGTGCTTGTGCTTGTGCTTGTGCTTGTGCTTGTATTTGTTGTATAGAAGGATAATTTATATTAGTTACAACTGTCCTACATTTTGGACATCTTCCACTTGTACTAGTCAATGATTGTCTTATACAGTCTGTGTGAAATCTATGTCCACAAGGTAAAGCAATACGAACATCATTAGTCAGAGGTTCAAAACATATTGGACAATCATTAATTGTTGTCCTAGTATTTTTTTCTCTATTTATTACTTTTCTAGTTTGTCTTCCCCTAACTCTTGATTGAATTTTACGACTTGCTTTTAGTTTATTTACTTGTTTTCTAGTGTGTTTTCCCCTAAACCGTTTTTGAATTTTTTTAGCCGCCGAGCTTCTTAAACGCGATGAACTACGTGTTTGAGAAGGCATATATATATTATAGTATAATATATTATATAATATAAAAATAGTATATAATATAATAATTTAATATTTTTGTAGTATTAAAGAATTACTATAAAACATAACATTAGTAAGATTAACCAATAAGCGTTAGCGAACCAATAGCGTTTGAAATTCGTAATGCATTAATCGCATCATAACTTGCAACTTCTAATAAATTAGCAGTTCTATTAAAAACAGCATCAATGTGTTGTTCCGCTATTTCATCGTTAGTACTTGGTCTATCTTGTGTGTTAAAACTTTCATAGTTAGTATAAATAGTATATGCTTCACTATAAAGACTTCTTAAAGTAGTCTCAGTATCATTTGCATTTACTTCATTAACTACTGCCTGTTCATAAGTTATATCTGGAATTTCTGGCGCATCAGGCAGTAATTCTCTCAGTCGTTCTATACTTTGTTCTATAACATCTAGTTCTTGATTGCGTACTATTAGGTGTTGTATTAGTTGTAGCGGTTCTAAATCTAATAGTTGTCTTCGTTGTATTGGATCTAATATATTTGGTCGTGGTGGTAGTGGTACTATTTGTCGTTCATTAGAAGGATAATTTATATTAGTTATTACTGTCCTACACTTTGGACATCTTCCACGTGTGCTAGTCAGTGAACGCCTTATACAGTCTTTATGAAATCTATGTCCACAAGGTAATGCAATACGAACATCTTCAGTCAAAGGTTCAAAACATATTGGACAATCATTAACTGTTGTACTAGTATTTTTTTCTCTATTTATTACTTTTCTAGTTTGTTTTCCCCTAACTCTTGATTGAATTTTACGACTTGCTTTTGACCTTTGTTTCTTCCTACTTCTAAACCGTTTTTGTATTTTTTTAGCCGCTGAACTTCTTAGTCGCGATGACCTACGCGTTTGAGAAGGCATAAATATATATATATTATAATATATTATAATATATTATAATATAATACTATTATAATATATTATAAAATATTATAATAGTATATAAGCATGGCTCTCAACAAATCAAATGTGTTAAAAAAAAATAGAAACATTAAGCAAAAAACAGATATAACACAATTATTTAAGTTAATATACGAAAAAAAGAGTTTTTTTGCATTAATTTTAATAACTTTAGTAATTCAGCTTTACATTACTTATTATGTAAGTGAAAATTTTGATATAGAAAAAGATGAAGATACTAAAACATTCAACCCTAAACTTATTGCCGCATATATAACTGCCTTTATATTAATTCTAATTCTAGCGCTTATTACTATGCCACCAGAGTTAAAATTTATTTTATTTTCTCTCTTTTCTTGCGCGTTTGGAGTAATTTTAGGATATAGAAAGTCTCGTTACGATCCAAACACATTAAAAACAGCATATATAGGAACAATTAGCATTTTTGTTTCAATGTTTGCGTTTGGAGTAGCACTAATAGCAAGCAACATTAGATTAGGTTATATGTTTGGTCTAAGTTTGTTTTTTGCCCTGTTATTTTTACTGATTATAAGCATTGTTCAGTTTTTTATTATTCAATCTTCTTTTCTTTATAAAATATTAGTAATATGTTCCTTAATGTTATTTTCTGTTTACATTGTATATGACACAAATAGTATATTACAGCGCGATTATGGTGGGGATTTTATATCAGCATCATTAGCTTATTATTTAGATATAATAAATATTTTTTCCAACCTATTAAGTGTAAGTGGATTTGATGAATAACTATTGCTATTGCTAGTACAAGTCTATGGTGTAGGAATGAAGTTCCAACCCAAATCTAAACAAATCTTTTTCCATATTTGGTCTTGTTCTACACGCTTTTCTCTGTCTTTTAACATAGGAAAATAGGGCAAAAAATGCGTTTCATTTAATAATTCACATAATTTATAAAGTGTATAATAATAATTCAAAAAATTAACGCGCTCTTTTGGGCAATATTTAGAATATGGTTTTTGTAATTCAATAAATAGATTACATAATGTTTCTTCCAATTCGGAACTCATTATTGGTGGTTTTATACCTAATTTATCTTTAATAAATGGTATGTGTTCATAATATTTATTATAACCTAAATTCTTCAAAATTTCCTTTGTTTTATTATTTGTTAGCTCATTAATGCTAATGCGTTCTTTCTTGATTTTATATTTAATATTTTCAAACACTTCATCAGGAATATTTGTGCTTTCTTTTGCCTGAAATTGTGCCAATATTTCCTTTAAATGATTAATTCGTTTATAAGCATAAAAAGAAACTTCTTTAGGTGGTTCTTTATATGATGGTTTATCGATTTCAATTAAATTTTTAATAATATTAGAGCAATTATTACAAACCGATATGCCATCAGACTCCACATAAACCATTTCACCTCTATTACACACACTACAAATATCAGAAGGATATATAAAATTGTCATAATTTAAATATAAATAATCAATATTGTTAAAATATTTATCAATTGAATTTTTTGTGCTATTGTTAGCATTAGCATTAGAACTAGCACTAGCATTAGAATTAGAATTTGTTCCATTATATTCGTCATTATGTGATGTAGAAAAAAATTTGTGTATTATATCATTTTTGTTTGGATTAGTTGTTATTAAATCACTATTAGAATTAGAAATATTTTTTTTATTTTCAAAGTAATCAAATATATATTTTGAATTATTTAAATAATATTCATTCTTTTTTCTCTCAAGAGAATGGATTAAATTCTTATATTTTTTTATATTTTCAATTAGAGTTTGATTTTTAAGACTATTATTAGAATTTTGTAATAACGATTCCAGCTTTTCTATAATTTTTAAATATTTAGGAATAATTACTTCCTCATTTTGTTTAAACGAATTACTTATTTCATTATGCTTACTATCCAATGTTGTTTTAATAATATTTGCTTTTTTCATAGCTACTTATAATATTAGTATATTATAATGTTTATTATTATATTACAATATATTGAATAATATTTATTGATTATTAATATTTAATAATTAATTAATAATTAAATTAATTAATTAATAATTAAATTAATTGTAAAAATTTTTTTTCTTTAGGAATATTATAAAAAAATGGCTGGTGGTTTAATGCAATTAGTCGCCTATGGCGCTCAAGATGTATATTTAACAGGTAATCCCCAAATTACTTTCTGGAAGGTCACATACAGACGTCACACTAATTTTGCGATGGAGTCCATTGAACAAACATTTAACGGACAAGCGGATTTTGGTCGCCGTGTTACTTGCACTATTTCAAGAAACGGTGATTTGGCTTATCGCACATATTTACAATTAACTCTTCCCGAAATTGGTCAATCATTATCTGAACCCAAAGACAATGTATATGCTAGATGGTTAGATTTCCCAGGCGAGCAGCTAATTTCACAAGTTGAAGTTGAAATCGGTGGTCAGCGCATTGACCGTCAATATGGTGACTGGATGCACATTTGGAATCAGCTCACTTTGTCCAAGGAACAAGAGCGTGGTTATTACAAGATGATTGGCAATACCACACAATTAACATATGTATGCGACCCTACATTTGCGGCGGTTGATGGCCCTTGCTCGGCTGATGGTGTGCGCCAAGTTTGCGCTCCACGCAAAGCGCTACCAGAAACCACTTTATACATTCCTCTACAATTCTGGTATTGCCGCAATCCCGGCTTAGCTCTACCTTTAATTGCGCTACAATATCACGAAGTTAAAATCAATTTAGACATTCGCAACATTGAAGAGTGCTTGTGGGCTGTATCTAGTTTAGATGGACAAGGCACAAAAATTACTAATGCATACAAACAATCATTAGCCGCTGCTTCGCTATTTGTTGATTACATTTTCTTAGATACCGATGAACGCAGACGTATGGCGCAAAATCCACACGAATATTTAATTGAACAGTTACAGTTCACTGGCGATGAGTCGGTTGGTTCATCGTCCAATAAAATTAAATTAAATTTGAATCATCCATGCAAAGAATTAATCTGGGTCGTTCAGCCAGATGCCAACGTCGACTATTGTGCGTCATTAGTTGCTGGTTCTGCGCTAAATACATTATTGGGAGCTCAACCATTCAATTACACCGATGCTTTAGATGCCTTGCCAAATGCGGTTCATGCGTTTGGTTCAAAGACAACAATTAGTGGAACTAACGAATTTATTAATACTTCAGGTGCTTTTGAAGACATGTGGGCAAATCAGATTAAACCAGCATCTATTAGTGGAACACCTGTAAGTGTTACAAATGCTGCAGGTGTAAGAATAGATCTTGGGGTAACCAATACTGGTGGTCTAATTGCTGGAGCTCTACCAGGTACACAGGCGCGTGGACCACTAGGAGAAAATAATATTGAAGACTCGGGTGTATCTGATGCCGGAACCTTTGTTTTAGCTGAAACTGCGTTAGACATGCATTGCTGGGGTGAAAATCCAGTTGTAGTTGCCAAATTACAGCTTAACGGTCAGGATCGCTTTTCGGAGCGTGAAGGCACCTATTTTGACCTCGTTCAGCCATTCCAGCACCACACCCGTGCACCAGACACCGGCATTAATGTGTATTCGTTTGCTCTAAGACCTGAAGAGCATCAGCCATCTGGCACCTGCAATTTCTCGCGCATTGATAATGCTACTCTCCAATTAGTATTGTCGAACGCTACAGTTCAGGGTGTAAATACTGCCAAAGTTCGCGTATATGCGGTTAACTACAACGTTCTTCGTATTATGTCGGGTATGGGTGGCTTAGCATATTCCAATTAAATTAAAGTCAAATAAATCAAATAAGTCAAATAAGACAAATAAGACAAATAAGTCAAATAAGACAAATTTTATAATAATAATATTATTTAAATAATAATATTATTTTACTATATTAGTATTAGTTCTAATGCAAATAATTAGTGTTAAAAATAGTTTTTATTTTACATATGTATTTTTAATTACTACAGGAGTAATTACATTTATTGAGGCATTACGAAACCCTATTCCACAAATTCGCCATATTATGAATTTAGAAACTTGTATATCAATTATTGCTGGTTATTTTTATGGAGTATTTATAGAACTATTAGATAAATCAGAAGAAAAAAGTGTATTAACACAAGAAACACAAATTACACAAAAAACACAGCTAACACAAAAAACGCAAATAACAAATGAAATAAAAAAAACAGCAGAAAAAGACACTGCTCCATTAACTAGTCCAGACTCTGAACATAAACTACTAATAGAGAAAATAAATGATATGCGCTATTCTGATTGGGTAATTAGCACACCATTAATGTTATTAGTATTATCTCTCGTTTTGGGTTATGAAAATAAAGTAGACGTCCATTTTTTTTCATTTGCATTGGTCCTATTTTTCAACTTTTTAATGTTGGGTTTTGGATATGTTGGAGAAATCAACTTATTAAATAGAACATTAGCAAATTTTATAGGTTTTATATTCTTCTTTTTAACCTATGGAACTATTTGGAAACTATTTCTGACTGGTTCTAAAGTAACAAAGCAATCTAAAATGATATTTTGGCTATATTTAGGATTATGGTCTTTATATGGTGTCTTTTATCAGACAAATGAAACAACAAAAATGATTGGTTATAATATGCTTGATTTATTAGCAAAAGCATTTATTGGACTATTCTTTTGGTTATATTTATCAAAAATAGTAAAGTTTTAATAAAATGGATTTTTGGCTTCTATTAGCCATTGACTAGACTTAGTATCTAAAATTCTTGTATTATTAAAATGTTTTTTTAATAATTCAAGAATATTTACACTTTTTGGGCCTGACGGGTCATACTTATATACTTTATCAACAATACCTATATACACTAATCCACCAGGATTTAAGAGTGCTTTAATTTTAACCATTACATTATTATATTGTAAATAAGGCATATTCCATAAAAAGCATGTAATTACACCAAATTGTTTAGAATTATCCATTGTTAATAAATCTTGCTTTAAAAGTGTGATTTTTTTATTTGCCCACATCTCGTGAAATCGTGAAGAATCTATATCAATACCTAATACACTTGATGCACCAACTTTTACTAAATTTTCACAATTTGCTCCATTTCTTGTTCCAATATCTAAGCAACTTTTATTAATAAAATTACAACTGTTTTTCAATAATTGATTGTAAACATCATTAGCATAATAATCATTAATCATTTGTTTTTTATAATTTTATTATTTATTATAAAATAAGTAAAAAAATTTATATTATCAATTTTTTAAGCAACTTGATTTATGCTTTATGTTTTATGCTTTATGCTTTACCACAATTTATTATAATAAATTGTACTAATTACTTCTATTAATTCATTTGCAAGTTTGGCCTCATCAATATCAAAGAAGCAGTGTATTTTATCAAGGATTAGCGATGCTTTATCGTCCGGACATAGTTCCTTATCTCCTGGTTCGCGCAATAATGTATTATATACATAAGTTATTACAGGAATGTCTTCACACGTCATGCTAACTTGTTTTATATGTTCAATATAATCTTGAACAAATGGCAAATCAATAGTAAATGTTAGATCACTAAATGTTTGAGGTTCTAATGCCTTCCTATATTTCAAGTATTCAATTATTAAAATTTCATTAGCATAAGCATCACAAATAGTTCGCGCACATATGTTTTTAAATTTATTTTCTATATATGCTCCTGTTAATAGTTCAATATTAAGATGCGGTTCATAATTAGTTTTTTCAATAAGCATTTGCTGCTTTAGCATTTTATAGTATATATTGATTAGTAATAATAATAAATTAGTAATCAATTTTATTTAATGTAAATCATGTTTTTCAATAACAATAGTAAACAATATAAACAATAGCATACAAAACATATATAAAAAAAAATTGATTTAAATATAATTTAATAAATTATATTAAAACACTACTATTAT